TGTGCCGCTCTGCACGCTGTGGGTCAATTTCGCTAATAGCGTTGTCCATCGCATTTCCTGCTTCGGTCAGTTTTTTAACCTCGGCCTTGAGGCGGGCGTTCTCAAGGCGAGCAACATCACCTTGCAGACTTGCCAGCCGATACCGCTCGGCGGTCGCCTTTAGGCGGGCAATTTCTTCGCATTGTCCTCCAATTTGGTTAATGTCGTGGATGCGTTCCATCCGAAGTTTTGCGTAGTCCTCGTAGGCAACATACTTGCCCATTGGGTGCGTCAATGTCGAAACACCCACGAAGCAAACCATTCCGTTAGCATCTAAGACTTCCTTAGCCTCAAATGTATATCGTATAGGTTCGCTCATCGGCAGTAAGGGCAGTAAGTCCAGCCGTAGTAAGACTTGCCACAGCGGTCACAGTATCCGTAGATAGGCTTCATTCGACAGGCCCCTTTCCATTGGGCCACAGGTGCCCAAACTGGGACTCGTAGGAGAATGTTCCCTTTGCCTCCTTGTATTTCATAAGGGCTACTGGATGGGCATTGACTATTTCCTTGAGGAGTTTGTTTTCTGCTTCAAGTTTAACATAGTCTCGGTATTCGCAGAACTTCCCCTTGTCGTTTTGCACAAAACCCCACCAGCCCCAGAGGGCGTTAATCTTGTAGCGTGGGATGCTCACAGGTCGCCGCCTTTCTGATTCAACTTGTAGCGTAGCACCTCATTCTCCCTCTTGGAGTGGAACAACTGCTTGTGGAGGGTATCTCGCTCAAACTTGATAGCCTCGTTCTCGTCTGTCAGTTCAAACAGGCGTTTGGCAAAGTCGTTAAGGTCTTTGTATTCAAAGCGGCGTTCGGGATTCTTGGGGTCTGTCACTACCCATCTCAAGAAAAGGTGAGTGTTGTCCTGTAGGGTCACCTGCGGTGGTATGTCTTCGTTCATAGACTGGTTATCTCACGCCTTGTCCCTATTGTCAAGCGTTTCCTTATTGGCATTGGCGGCATTAATGAGGGGCTTGAGGGCTTCCAGCATCCCAGCATACACTTCTTTTGACAGTTCTTCCTCGGTGAGGAACTTCGGGTTCTGAATAACCACCTTCGGAAAGTTTTCCTCGTCCAAGTCTGGGTCAATAGACCCCATCGTGTGGCTCTTCCTGACCTTGCCACCCAACGCTTGATAGTCGGCTAGCAACCTAGCGTGCGAGGCTTGTAGTGCCGCATAGGCACGCTCCAATTCGCCAAGCCTTACGAAGGAGTCGTTAATCACGGATAGTTCCTGCTAACGCCCGCCCTGTAATCCCATTCCAGCGTCCAGTAGTGGTCGCCAACCATCTCCCGCATCTTATCGCCAATCCTTGTCAGGGCACGAATGTCGTCACTCAGGAGTGCCACCTGCTCCCTGAGCCGCTTGTAGTCCTCGTAGCGGACATAGTGCGTGTTGTTTGGAGCCTCGTAGGGAACCTTGGACAGGCGACACTCTGGGTCGATGTAGAGTTGGATTTCGCCACTCTTGCGGGGCGGCGGGATGTATGGGGGAACCACCTTGCTGTTGCTAGGCGGGCTTGCGGGGTGGCGTTGGTAGTCGTTCACGGGTTACTCAGCGGCGGCGAAAGGCATCACACACAATCCAAGTGCAGATTATGATTGTGAGCAGGATACAAAACAAAGAGCACATAGTCACTCCGACTTCTGTGCTTCCAGTTCTTCCTTGAGGATTTGGTTCTCCTTCAGCAAAGCGTCAATCGTCTCCTGCATCTTGGACAGGGCAACGATTTGCTCAAAGTTGAGGAGTAGGATTTGAGGGGGCTTATCCATTGGGTTTGAGAGCCTTCTTCAGTTGCTCACGCAGTTCGACAATCTGGCGAAGGTAGTGCTGAGTGTGTTCCTCATTCGACTTCTCCAGCATCTCTGCGTGGGCCTTGGCTTCCTTGAGTTCGGCTTTGAGTTTCTTGATGGTTTCGGTTTCGGACATAGGCCAGCAGTCTTGCGACCACACGGCCTAGGTCAACCACGGATTAGCCCTTGGAGAAGTAGTCGGTGAGGAGTTCTTCAAGGACTCGTGCGGACGACAGCCCATTCGCCTTACAATGCTGGGCGAACTTGTCCTTGAGGTCAGCGTCAATGTAGGCGATGAACGACTTGCGGTTGTGACGCTTGATGTATTCCTTGAAGGCGATGGACGACTTCGTGGTTAGCACCCCGTTCTCACGCTTGAGGCTACCGCCGTTAGCGGCCTTGCGGTCAGCCGTCTCCTTGGCGAGTTTGTAGAGGCTCTCGTAGGTCACGGCCTCCACGCTACGCTTGGCCTCAGACTTGCGGATGTATCGCTTGTTGTAGGTCTGCATATAGAGCCTGTGCTTCTCCGCACGAGCGGAGCGGACAGGGGCGGGCGTGTCGTTGGTAGGTTCCATATTAGCGGGCGGTGTTGATGCCCATCTTCTGGAGGGCGAGGAACTCAAGTCGCTGGGCGGCGAGCATCTTGTTGATGCGAACCGTCTCGTTGTGCTTGAGACGATTGCCGACCTCACGGTTGAGCGTGAGTGCTTTCTTGGCGTTGGCTTTGTTGAGTTTGGGCATAGTGCGTTGTTGAGTGCGACTTACATACTGCATAAACAGGGACACTTGTCCAGCCTATTTCTTTTACTTTGTTTGCCCATCCTGTTTTTTATTTCGTTGACAAGAGGACGCTTGTCCACCAGACTATCCCTACACGACCAAGTTATGTCTACGCACACTATCCACAACGGCACCCGCTTCATCACGGTCAGCCTTCACAACCTCCCGCCTGTCGTCCACAAGATGGGTGAGTCGGATAAGAACGAGTTTGTCAAACTCCACCTCGACCGCCAGAAGGCCGTCAAGGCCCTCAAGGTTTCGATGGCACTCCACTCCCTCGAAACTATCCGCAAGCGTGAGGAAGTCCTTGATGCTATCGAGGTCAAGATGAAGTCCATCTCCAGCAAGTATCTCTAACCCAAACCAACACGCACCACTATGCACCTAGCCTTCACCGATGCAGAACTGCGAGACTTCCTTGATGTTGTCCTCGCTCCAGTCCTCCTGCTTGCCCTAGTCGTCCTCGCCTGCAAGGCGTTTGAAAAATGAACCCAGAGCCGAAGATTGAGCCGTTCTACTTGGAACTGACTCCGATTGCTCCCTGCCCGAAATGCAAGATGGGGATGTGGCAGTCGGTGTCGGTGTTCGTCCGTGTGGAGCGTGACCTCTGGCTGGGCAAGTCCAAGTGCTTCCTTTGCCAAGACCAGTATCGCTGGGACATTGACCCCGACAAGCCCATTGAGCACCAGCAAATCAACTTGCTGAAGTTCCTTGCTTGACAATCGTTCACCCTTAGTCCATAACAGTAATCACACAACCAACACGACCTATGCGAAACCTGAATAACATCGAACACAGCGAACTCCTCAAACTCAACAGCCGCCTCGCCTGTGCGAAGGCCGAACTGGACAAGGCTATGGAGCAGATGGAAGGAATCCTTGAACAGCGTAACGACCTTGAGTTCGCTATGAAGTGCGTCTCCGACAATATGGACGCAGTTGCCGAACTGAAGCGGGACAAGGAGAATGGGGAAGAAGTCTCCGACAAGGAGATTGCCGACCTTGAAGCCGAAGTCGCCTCCGACAAGGCCACCGTGAACCGTGAGTCCGAACGCCTCGCCAAGTTGGTCGAGAAGCAGTTCATCTGGTCTTCCCTCTTGGAGGTCGTTGCCGAAGCGACCGAAGCCGCCGAGTTCCTCGATAACAAGTCCGACCTGCGTTAAGCAGGCGGGCTGTCGAGGGACGGGGTGGGCGAGTAGTTCACCAGAGTGTCGCAGTTGATTACTGAAATCATCTTACGGCCCTCGTTCTCCTCGCCAGTCGAGCCTTTGATAATGTCGTAGACATACAAGCCCATCACCTTTGACTGGTGCCTCGTAGCGGACTTGGACAAGACCTGCCCAATCAGATACACGACCTCCGTGTGCTCGTCCACGGTCGTCTCGTCAATCGAGGACATAACAACGATGGTCGCAGGGACACGCCAATTGTCGTATGAGGAGTCGAGTTCGGGGAGGGCTGGTTGACCCGCTCCAGACACGACCACGATGCTGGGCACGGGCTTGTCCTTGAGCCGCAGGCTCTCAAAGACCTGATGCTTCGTGTTGGTGAAGTAAGGGTCTAGGTTCCACTTGATGTGGGCTTCGACTGCTCTGCGTAGGCTCATAAATTAAGGTAGAACTCCGTGGGCATCTAGGATTGCGTCTTGAATGTCGGAGTCGATTTTCTGGTTCAGCACACGCATTTCATCGTTAACCACCCTGTCCACTTCGCCAGTCTTGCTCATCATCCCATTGAAGTCTCCGTATTCGTTTGTGATGCTGATGCCTATGTCTAGGCCAGCGTTGGTTGTGGTAGCGGAGCCTTTGCCCTGACCGAGGTCAACGGCACCTGTGATGCCCCTAAGGTCTTTGATACAGTCCACCCATCCCCCATACATCTTACCGATGTGGGCAACTTTCTGGGCGATAACCGAGTTGATGGATGCCTCAGAGCGGACATACACCTTGCCGCCGTAGCGTCTGGAGTCTGTTTTTAGTTTACCAGAACTGTCACGGAGTTTGTCGTAGATAGGAACTGTGGCTTCTTCGGCGGTCTTAACCTTGTCTTCCGCTTCCCATCCAGCCCTCTGGAAGGTATTGAACAGGGTGTTGAAGTCACGCTTCTCCCAAGCATCGGCAAGCGAGGGCGTATACCAGTCGATAGGGTTGTCTAGGTTCCAGAGCAAATCTTGGTTCTTGGACATAATGACACTTCCAACGGGAATGTCCCTCCAAAGACCAAAGGCACTATGCACATCCTTGACGACATTGTGGATACCCTGCTTAATGCCTGCGTCCGTGCCGCCTGTAAGCGTCTTGGGGTCGTTGTTGACCACAGGGTAGGTTCGGGCCATCAAGCCTTGGCAAATGCTCACGCAGGCGGCATTGGTGCGTAGCGGGAATTGCTTTTCCATCACGCCCTCGATTCTGCCAAGGGCTTGGACTACCTGCTTGGCATCTATGCTTACGGTTACATTGATGCTCATACGCTCGATGTGTTGACCAACATAAGGTCAATCCAAGAGTCTGGGGGACGATGCGTTACGGCGGTAATCGTGTAGTCCTTTCCCCAAATCTTTACCCGCTCGCCTTGGGTAGGCGGGTCTACATCAAAGGGGGTTCCCGTGGGGGCGAAGATACGAATTGAAAAGTTGCCGCTGTAAATAAGACCACCGTCCGTAAGGTTCTGCATCTCAGGGGAACGCCCAATGAGGGCTTGGATGTTCTGGCTCCTGAACACGATAGGACGACCAAACTCCCTGAGGAACTCTGGCCCGTCTTTTCTTATCTCGTCCCAAATGGAAGGCATTTAGACTTGTCCAAAGTCAACCCAAACAAAAAGGGTGCCCTTTCGAGCACCCCTTGAACACCATTCCGCAATCCGAGGATTACTTCTTGGCAATCTTCGCCGCTTCTTCCTTGGCCTTCTGAACGAGGGCTTCGGCCTTGGCGGCGTTGTTACGGAACACGAGGGCACCAGCAACGAAGCCGATAACCAGTCCAACAATGAGGGAGATAATCATATGTTTTTAGGAATTAAGGGAGGTCAATAGCACCAGCGGAAACGCCTTCAATCTTGTTCTTGGCAGGCTTCTTGATTTCCTTGGCGACAGGCTTCGTTTCTTCAACGATAACCGTGGTTCCAATTTCATCTCTGTTGCCACGAGTAGCCTCAATCTGCTCAGCACTCTTGGAACGCTTGTCAGCGACAGGGTGCTGGAACAGATAGGCTTCCTTGGATTCATCACGCAGTTTGTTGAAGAGGACAATAGCCTCATTCGCATCCTGCTTGTTAAAACCTGTGGCAACGGGCTTGCCGTTACGAACTTCGACTACGATGGAGAACTTCTGTGTGGACATAGGAAAGTGAGTGTGTCGTCTTAAAGTCAGCGTGCAACTCCTAATTAGTCGAGAACGCCCGTAGGCACAACACGAACATCCCCATACGCATCCGTCCAAGTTCCCGTAGCCTTAGAGGCAACGATAGAGCGAGTCGGGGCAGGCTCAAGGTAGAGGTAGGAATCAAGGCCAGCGGCAAGGGCTGTGGCCTGAGCGGCCTTGGCAAGCACCTTGGAAGTGTATTGAGTGACAACAGTTGTGCTGTCGGAAGGGTCAACCGTGATAAGAACAGAGAACTTAGGATAGGCCATAGAAGGTTAGAGGATTGTATTGTGGACGATTGTCAACTTGTGGGAGAATGGGCACAAAAAAGCCCCCGATGAAGGGGGCTGTTGTAGCGGCTTTCGCCGCATCGCTTACGAGGCGATAATCTTGGCGAGGCAGGCAGGGTTACCGACCTGAACACCGAAGAGGATGCTCATCGACAGTTTCTGCTCACCAGTTGTGCCTTCATACCACTCACGAACCTGAATCGACAGGCCAGACTCAGCATCGGTGGCTGTGGCGACATTACCATACCAGTTGGTCGGAGTAGCAGGCAGTCTTGCGGCGATGAGGATGGCCTCAGGCGAAACGGCGATGCCCTTCAGGTTTGTGATAGTGGCAGGGAGGGCAGAATACTGGTTAACCTCGAAACCGTGGATGCGAGGAAGCAGGTTCTCAGTCAGCGGGGCATTGGTGCCAGACGCATACTGGGCCTGAATCGAGTTATCCTTGGCGAGGGAGGTGTAGAGGGCAGGCTTAAGGATAAGCGAGCGGTTAGCCATCGGGACATTGGCATCCGTAAGGGTCTGCGAAATGTCGGCAACAGCGTCAGCATCGAAGGCGGCAACGGTGCCAGAGTAGCCAGTAGAAGGGAAGTTCGTGCCATCAACGAGGGCGAAGACTTCATCCATAACGGCCTTAACGACAGCGTGAGCGGCAGGACGGATGAAAGTGCGGCGAAGCACATCATAGCCACCCTTGGCAACTTCACCGTCTTGGAAGCCCATCACGAAGCCCTTATGCTTGTTCAGGGTCACGACCTTAGCAGTCGATGTGACAGCAGAGGTAGCGTAGCCAGCAGAAGCGATATCCGTAGCGGACACGCCAGAGGCGATGCGGGTAGTCACAGACTCACCACGCTGGAGAATGTCTCCACCGAAGTCAGTTGTGAAACGATTGACAAGAGGGAACTGAGCGAGCAGGGTCGTCAGGGAATCTTGGGCGATAACTTGAAGGTTAATACCTCCGAGGGTGTTACTCATATATATTTAGGGGTTAAATTAGGGGTTAAAGTGTTGAACTTGCGACAATTGAATTATGTCAACCTTAGTCGTTGGCGATTCCTTCGATTCCAAGGTCACGAGCCTTCTGGCGGGCCGCTTTAGCGTCCTTTTCTTCCTTCGTGCGGCCTGTTCCCTTCACCGTGAACATCTCATTCAGGGTGCGGTTATCAAAGCCGAAGTTGGCAGGAAGTTGACCTTCACCAACGGTGAACGGGCCACGCTGTTCGCCCTTTTGCTTGGTGAACTGGTCGTTGATAGCCAGAGCGAGGTCAGGAGAAATGTCAGCCTTGGTCTTGAGGGGCATCAGACGGCCTGCGGCATCGAGGTTCTTGATTGAAAGCCCATTCTCGGTAACCATAACCGTGATAGTGTTTCCAATCTTGATTTCCTTGCCGTTGGTATCGAATACCTTGAACTCGTTTTCAGGATTAAATACGGCAACATTACCCTTCTCGTCTGTGAGGAAGTTGGACGGGAGCATAGTCTTAAGCACTCCCATTCCCGTTGCATCGTTGGCCTTAATCTTCAGTTCGCCGCCACCAGCGTTCTTGATAGCACCGATAGCCTCACCCACAGCGGCACCGCCTGCACGCTCAGCCGTAGCGACTGTCGCACGGGCCTGCGGAGGAAGTTCTGCGTTAGCGGCAGTTGTTGAACCGCCTTCTCTTGCACCTCTTGTTGCCATTCTGTTATTTGTGGGGGTTTGGTGAATTACGAGCGTCTCTTCATATTGGCGAAGGCGGCACGCTCGATGGCGACACGGTTCGCATTGAAGAACTTGTTCTGCTCACGAGGATTCTTGATGGCCTCAAACTCGGCAAGAATGTCGGCATCGGTCTTGGCCTTAACTTCGTTTTCAGGGGCAGAGGCAACGGGGTCGATGCCCTGTGCGGAAACCACCTTAGCGGCCTTGGCCTCAAGAGTGCGGTCAGAGGCTTCAATCTGGGCAACCTTACCCATCAGGGCTTCAAACTTCTTGTTGAGGGCATCCATCGAAGCCATAGCCTCGGTCTTAGCCTTGGTTTCAGAGGCAAGCATCTCACGGATAGAGTTGGCTTCCTGTTCGGCCTGAATACGGGCCTGAGCGATAGCGGTAATCTTAGCCATAGCCGCATCGACAACCTCATCAGCCTTAACGGCTTCAGCGACAGGAGCGAGGGGGGCTTCTTCGGCCTTCTTGCCCTTCTTTTCGTCCTTCTTGTTGAGGAAGGAGCCTTCGCCCTCTTCTTCAACTTCTTCCTTGGTGCGGACTACTTCCTGCTTGTTGATGCCACCAAGGTTGTTTTCAGCCTTGGCCTTGGCACCCTTTTCAGGCTTAGAGAGGGTCTTCTCGTGAGTGTGGCCTTCTTCGCCTTCCTCATTCTGCATATCAGGAGACTCCATAATTTCTTCAACATCGGTTTCCTTCTCCTTCTGCTCGGCCTTGACCTTGACCTTCTTCGCCATCTTCGGGGAAGTGGTGTTGTCTTCGTTTACATTGTTCTTTTCAGGGTCAAGACCGCCCTGAGGAAGTTCGTTCTTGAAGTTCTTGTCTTCTTCAACGGTCGGAGCGTCAAGGGTAGCATCGGCCTTCTTGGCCTTGCCCTTCTTGGCATACTCGCTGTCTTCTTCGCCGTTCTGGCGGCGGTATTCACGAATCATATTAACCTCTTCGTCTGAGAGGTCACCGAAGTCGCTGTAAGCCTTCTTAGCCTTAGCCGCCTTCTTGCCCATCGGGCCGCAGGCTTCGTCTTCCTTTTCGCCTTCAACAGGCTCGGACTTGTGCTCTTCTTCGGATTCTTCTTCTTCGACATACTCGGCCTTCTTAGCCTTCTTGGCCTTGGTCTTCTTCTCCCATTCTGGGCCGCAGGCTTCGTCGCCCTTACCAGAGTTGTTAATCTTCTCGGCGGGGGTGTTGCCTTCTTCGCCGTCTTCGACCTTCTGCTTCACATACTCGTTAAGGTCGGCCTTGCCCTTGCCAGCCTTGGCGGCTTGGGCTTCTAGGAGGGAGGCTTCAACCTTAGCGTGGAGTTCGGCAATCTTGGAAGCCTGTGCTTCAAGGAGGGCCTTCACTTCGTCACCCATTGAAGGGGCTTCGGCCTTCGGAGAAGAAATAGCCTTCTCGACCTCAGCAAGTCGCTTGGTCAGAGTCTCTTTCTCAAGGGCAAGGGCGTTGACTTGCTCGCTGAGTGCAAGGGTAACCTTAGAAGCCTCAATCGCTTCCTTCAGTTTTTCTTCCGTGGTCTTAGGCTGGCTCATAGTGGATTTGGTATGTAAATGTTTGTTTGTCAACCGATGTAGGGTTGGTGGTTGATGGATACGGGGTTGTTCGCAGGCGTTGACCCATACATAGTTGGCAAAGTATTGTGGTGGGCGAAGCGTCTGGTTTCCTTGATTTCCTTGATAAGGTCTTCGAGGGAGTCGATAACACCCGTGGCAAGGCCACGCTGTGCGGCAAGGTCGCCGTAGAAGGACTGGCCTTGGAGGTCTTCGATATCAGCGAAGGTGCGGACGGACTGCACATCTCGCACGAAACGGCGGTGCAACTCGTTCACTTCTTCTTGAAGGTTGGCTTCCTGTTCCTCGGAAAGGGTCGTCCCCTCCACGCCAGCCGCCTTATAGCGGCCTGATTTGATAACCACTACCTTCTCGCCCGCCTTGGCGAACTTCTCAGCGGAATCCGTAAGGGTGATATACACGCCGCACGCACCGACAGAAGAGGATGGGGTGCAGACGAGTCGCTTGCATTGAGAGCCAATCCAGAAAGCGGCTGAACCGCAATCGGAGTCCGTAAAGGCTACGGTAGGTTTCTGGTAATTGCGGATTTTCTTGGCAAGTTCCTCAAGGCCAGTCGTAGAGCCACCGCCAGAGTCGATGTGGAATACGACTTCGTAAATGTCTTCACGGTCTTTCCAGTCGTCTAGCGTGAGGGAAATAACATCAACATCCGCACAACCTAGCATCTTCTCCAGAGTCGTGAGGCCCTTTCCGATTACCCCATACACGGGGATAATCCCGATGCCGTCTCGCACATACGGCGAGCAATCTTTGGCTACAGAGGAGGGGCTGTCAGCGGTAGGGGCTGGCTCGTCAAAATCAGCACGAGGTCTGCGAACAGAGCGAGCCTTTGGCTCATACGCTTCTGGTGCAGAATACTGCGAAAGCATATAGGCCAAATCGGGGTTGTTCAGGATTATGTTGGCGTTAGCCAAGAAGGACTTAACCTTAAGTGGGTCGATAAGCATCGGCTTTCCAGCCGCCATCGCATAGGTCAAATCGCTTCTAATCATCGGTTATAAGTTTGTTCTCGGCTTCTAGACAGCCCAGAGTTCTGTTTTGGGATGTTGTCAACGCCCGACCCCATTTCTGGCATAGGACTTATGCCGTCTGGGATGTTCGGCTTCTGGAGTTCTGGCTCGTGGTTATCAAGAGCACTCTGAATCTCCTCTGCTGGCTGGGCGTTCGTAGCCTCAATCGGGACAATCGTAGGCTGTCCGTTTTCGTCAGGAACAACAAAGCCGACCGCACCCTGCGGGATTTGGGGCTGTTGCGGCATCCCATTCGGAGCACCACCAACGCCACCCTGACCACCACCAACTGGCGACTTACGCCAGATTTTGTCTTCTGAAATGCCCGTCTCTTCGCACACACGCTTGATGTAGGCAAAGTCCCTAGCCGTCTTGCGGATAGTCTTTTCAAACTGTAAACCACGGGCTTGGAAGTCGTCCGAAGGAGGAAGTCGGCCCATATCAAGGTCGGCTCTTTCGTTGGCGGCATCTCGGCCCGCATCAACGGTAACGGAGCGACAAGTGACCCATTCCGTCTTCCACCAGTTCTTGGCGTTAGGGATTTCCTGACGCTGGATTTTAATACCGCACCAGAACTTGAAGTATTCCTTCAGGAAGCGATTGATAATTATGTTCTGTCGGGCCGACACATATCTGCCCGCTTTGGCTACTACCAAGCGAACGGAGGCCCCACCTGCACGAGTTGGGTCAGCCACGAACTCGTAGGGGAGAGAACCCATAATGCTATCTCTGCGTAGGTGGTCAATAAAGCCAGAGAAAGCCGTTGAAGGACGGGCTGACTGGTAGGAGACGAGGGATTCATTGTTTTGTAAAACAGCGGTTACCCCACCAAGGACTCGATTAAGCGTGTCAGGGTCGGTCGGGTTAGTCGTAGAATTGCCTTCGCCTAGCGGCTGGCCCAGACCTAGGTCACCGTTATCCATCTTCGTATCTTCGACTTTCAGGATACGGGATGTGCGGGCGTTGTCCTTGACTGCGACCTTCTCCATCGCAAGCAAGTCCATCTCGTCCCTCATATTGTTGATTGCGTGCTGATGCGGGGGGTAAGAACGGCTCTGCGAGGCATATTCAGCCTCGTAGATGTGCATCATCGAGTTGGCTGGGACTGTCGTATATTCGCCGCCAGCCTGCTTTACATAGTAAGCCGTAGGCTGACCAATCCTGTTAAACCTAATTCCGTCAGCAATATCTGGCTGACCCATCATATTGGGAGGAGTCTCCACCCTATGCGTTTCGATAATCTGGAACTTCGGGTGACCGTTTCTCTTAACCTTGATAATGAAGATTTCCCCGTCTCGGTCTAGGGCCTCGCAGATGATTTTCTGGGCTTCTAGCATCGAAAATCGACCCGACACTTCTGGGCTTTCGCACTCCTGCTCCCATTCCGCTTCAACAATCGTCTGCCAGTCAAAGTCTCCACCTACGGCCTGCAAGGTGATTCCATCTCCGATAGCGTAAATCGAGATATCCTTAATCATCTGCTTGTATAACCCATTGTTCTTTTCGAGCCAGCGAGAGAGGCGAACCATCTCCCTGCGGGTCGAATCCTGCAACTCACGCTTGAAGTCGTCAGGCTGGGGTGCGTCAATGCGGGTGCGGTGGACTGAGTAGCGGGTGGACTCAAAAGCCCCCTGATACGCCTTCGGCTTAAGAAGGTTGGACAGCCCGATACGGACTTTATCCAAGAAGTTAGGCCCGCCTGTCGTAGGCTTGGGACGAGGTTGTTCTGATGCCATTATCTATCTACAAGCCTGTTGTAGTTCGTGTAAAGACCTCTTGTGCGTCCGTCTAGACGCTGTAAAGCATAGTTAGCCTCCTGAAGCATCTGCTGAGGGGGCATTGTGAACTGCTTAGAAGAACTCGTAGCACCATCCCCATACGACATAATTGTTTTGCCCTCAGTAAGTAGCAAAAACGCATCCCTACGCACCTTTTCGATTTCGGCACGAGGGAAGCCAACAAATAGTCCTAGAACCGCCATAGTCTTGGCGGTCTGTCAACGGCTACCGATTAATTACTCTCCGCTGGTCTTACTTCCACCCTCTTCAATCTCACCAAGCATATTCTTGAGGATGTTCCACCTGTTGTAGTGGTAATCACGCTGAGTCATTAGCGAATAATGTTCACGATTGCCACGCTTTGCACCACCTCTTGGCAGTTGCTGGTCTTTGTCGATGATGCCTTGAGCATACTTGACCATCAACCCTCCAAGATAAGCCTTAGCGGCATCTTTGACCTCCTGAGGGGCTGTTTTAATCTCCTTAATCAACTCACCGATAGGCCCACGCTTAATTTTAGTTAAGTCAAATCCGTATGCGGAAGCACTCTGGAAGGGTGCCAATTTATCTCCCTTATAGGGTTCTGGCTTATCGAGGAAATATTGTTCAAGAACCTTTTTACCAGCGGTTGAAATTGCCTTGGCCCTTTCCGTAAACTCAAAAGGAAGATTATCGAAATCTCCGCTAGAGTCCCAAGTCTTTCTGCTTTTAATCAGATTGAGGCTTCCGTCTGGGCTGATGATTCTAGAAATCACGGCATTTACCTCATCTGTTTTTGGCATCTTTTCGATGGCCTTGGACAGGTCTTTGACACGCTTGGCCTCCTTGGCATCGTCAGCCTTGTCCTGCTCTGACGCTTTGGCCTTCAAGCCTTCGGCTTCTGCCAGAAGTGCACGAGCCTCTTCTTCCTTTCGTGTGGCGTTGGCTCTGATTCGGTCGCCCATTTCAGATTGAAGAGAATTGGCACTAGAGCCACCTGTTCTTGTCGGCATTGTTGTAGTTTGGTTTAGATTTTGAGTGTTGTCAACTAAAGAGGGGCTTGCTGGACGACCCCATTTGTCCCAAGTAGCGGCACCCCGTAGAGCACCGATTGATTCGGGAGGGTGGTTTCCCAGCCCTCTCCTTTCGTCAGCCAAGCCTTAAAGTGGTGGTGATGCAGGAGTCGAACCTGCTACCTTGGGATTTCACCCGACAGTTCTTGCGAACCACCGTGGTCTTTAAACCACTTGCCAGCAGAATACCCATTCATCACCGTATCGTTTGAAAATAAAGGAGAGGGTGGGACTTGAACCCACAATCCACACGGCTCTTACGGCAGACAACTCCGTAGTGTTCTGTGCCTCTGCGTTTGACCAGTTGTATCGGCTATCCGATTTTTAAGTCGGCTTCCCGATTGGCTTCCTTCTTTTCAGAAGCCACGCTACCTCCCCGTAAAGTAAAAGTGGTTGGTGACAGGAGTTGAACCTGCAATCAGCGGGATAGGGGGGCGACCCCATCTTGGAGACTATCCCAAGGTTCCCCCGCTTCTGCGTTACCGTTAGTCGGAAGTCGTCCCGACCCCCAACGGTTGCCACCCCGTTGAGACGCTACACCCTCCATAAAGTTATTACGCTAACCACCAGCCAACTGATTACTCGTTCCCTCCTTACTGGCGAAAAGCCTTTCTCGGATTTCCCTTTGTCGGCTCCGTCTGGGAGTTGTAGGGGTATGCCCTACGCTGGACTGGTTAGCGTATCTCACAGGCTTTTAGAGTTTGGAGCCTCTCGGCTTTGCCCATTCCCTGCTGTCTGCCTGTGCGTCTTGGGGTCAGTATATCCGCTGGCATCCTTCTCCGCTTTGGACACGGAGCGATTGCTGGCGACCAGACCTTGCAGAAATTGATTTTCAAAAGAACATAAAGGGGTGGGCGGCTATCTCAATTAAGAGATTTTCGGCACTTACTGTGAAGGCTTGTGGGGATACAATTGATACCCATTCTACCTCGTGCCCAATACCTCTTGCGAGGAACGCTCGGTGTTGCGGTTGGCATCGGGCTGTTAACCCGAATCTTCGCCCATAAAGTTTCGATTCCGTCTTACGAGCCTGATAGTCTCTCGCCCCCGAAGGGGCGTTGTAGGCGTGCACTAACGCCTCGTTGTTCGGTCTTTCGACCTACAAAATCAGCAGGCTCTGGCAGGACTTGAACCTGCAACTTGCGAAGGGGTATCCCCCTAAGTGACTACATTGAGTTTTCAGCGGTATCCCGCCTATTCTCACAGTTAAAACCCGTTTAACAGGTTACAGTTCCCTAAATCCACATACTGGTTTGCAAACCAAGTATGCTTCATTTCGGGAGTCAGCGGTAGTCAAACTCAAACCAGTTGAGTAGCAGAGCCGTAAGTGGCCTTTCGGCCTAGAAATCGAATGTAAAAGAACTAAAAGTGATAATGAACCGCTTGGGTAGAATGTCAACAACAAAAGTGAGGGTTAGTTTCTTCCCCTCACGCTCTTACACCATTCCCCGCTTCTTGCGGTAGGCAACTTCCTTATCGACCAACGCCTTCCACTTCGTGAAGGTGTCCCCGTAGTTGTTGTTCGTAGACAACCCCCAGTAGGTATCAACATCTTCATCGCTGATGTAGTATTCGTGTTGGTCTTCACGGACTTTGACGGCCCCTTTCCAGAGGTCGCCGTCTCGTGCGAGCACCGCATCGTCAAACCAGAGAGGGCTGAGCAGTTTCACTTCCTTCAGATAGGCGATACGCTTCTTCACCTCATTCTTCTTCTTCGCATCGCCCGTGTAGGACATACGCAGAAGCATCGTGAGCCAAATCAGTTTCTCCATCTTCGGGTGCATAACCACCGTGACTTCCCCCTTGCTGTTTACGGCATTGTAGGTGCGGTGTTCCTTCGGGACTTTGCTGTGGTTCCAGTCGAGCGACATATTGTGTCTTAGTGTTGTTGGGTTCCTCGGCTCTGGCAGGATTGCCAGTTTACCGAAAAGCGATTTCAATGAACGGAAAAGAGAGACACTACACGGTTATCTGGTGCTTCACGGCTATCCCGTGGTTCGCACCCGACACATCGCCCGTGGACTTATCTACTCGGCACTTAGCCGATTTCCCTAATCTAATCACCAATGCTGTCTTGGTGGGGGTTGCCACTCTCCGTATTCCCTTGGCTCGCTCTGCGGCGGTCAGTTTGGTAGCGGTTGCCCGCATCTGCCGTCCGTAGTGACTTGGCTCCCCTGCTTTTCCCCTTTCGGGTATCGGTCGGGTTTCCCATTCACTCACTCCCAAGGATAACGGAGTCGTCCTTTCTGAAGGAGGCGACTTAACCGTGTAATGTCAAAGAACTGAAAGTGGCGACAGGCACCCGTTTGGCATCTCGTTCTACCCAGACTTTATCCGCTTTTATCGTCCAGAGGACTTAGGGCTATCTCGGCTTGCCTTTGCAAGAACCGCTTTTCAGCGGGAGCGTTTCGGGTGACTGTCGAAGAACAGAAAGTGGAGCCGTGATTCAGGTTTGGTTACCTGACTCCCTCCGCAGAGGGATTGCACAGGCGAGGTCAATCTCGCTCACGGCATAAAGGGCAGGGTTGGTTTGGGAGGAGGCGGTTGCTTCAGTTAGGTGGGATGCGTTACCGCACCCCCACGCCTCAGATACTCCGTCCGTTTAGGACACCCTGAGAATCCATCTAGCACTTTGGCTTTTCGCTCACCACCCGAAGGTCGTGGTTCACAGCCCTGTCGTGTTGAAAGGGACTTACGGTAGCGGTTTCGTGCTAGACTTCAAAGAACAAGAGGGTGATTAACCCTACTCCAGAAGTATAGCATATCTGTTCAGTAAAAGATAGAAAAATCTTTATCTTTATTTCGTTGATAGACAACGACTTACAGAAGTATCACTTTTTTGACTCTTCTTTTTCCTGTTTTATTTCCTCTTCGGACGGGGGAGCAATCACAGGTTGAGCAAGAAGTCCAAAGGCTAACGCAGGCACGAACTGCATCACTTCACAGTCCCACAAGTGATTCGCTCGCTTGCCGATGCGTTTCCACTCTGGCTTACCTGCCAAGTTCTTGGTTCGCACCTCGGATTCCATCTGCTCCAAGTAGTCCTGCCCAGCATCCACACTACAGGAGTGCTTTCCCGTGCGTCTGAGGCGGCTCAGTTGGTCTTTGAGGGCCAAGTTGGAGAAGTGGTGCACCCTGACGGCTCCAGAGCCTACATTGACCAATCTGGCGGGTGCGTAGACCTTGGCTACATTCTTCATCCCTTGGGCAGTCTCGACTCGCCACACGAAATCGTATTTCTGGTCACCACGCAAGGCAGTCCACTTGTTGATGCCGCATTGGCGTATGACATCATCGTATTGGTCACCACAGTCCACATAGACGAAGGCTGGGATAACATCGTTGGCCTTAGCCAAGTCGGCTACATCCTCCCAAGTCGTCACATAACGCCAGCGGACAAGGCGGCTTTCACCGCCCTCGGCCCAAGACCGAATGAGACAGAAGAAGCCCTGTCTCTGCACATCGACCGTCATAAATCTGGTTCTAATCTGCTTCTCCTTCGCCCTATCGCTATGAACCTTTCGGGTCGCTGGGTCTAGGCGTGATTCCTTCTCCCACTCGTCCCCCATCTTATACTCCCCGATAGCCTGCAATACATCGAATCCGTCAGGGGCATCGCTCCAGAAGTCAGCCATCTGTTTCTGCTTCCAAATCTGCATCGGCTTCGCATCCCCATTCGCCTCCAACATTATCTTCGCTCGGATATACATCTCCGCTAAGCCCCCCCACGAACGGGCACACAAGGCGTTCCATTGATAACCAACCTGCGTCTTGTCGGCGTTCGGATTCGTAGGCACATAGCACCCACGCTCATTCATCGTATCCCGATTCGTGCGTGAGTCCGTAAACTTGTGTTTGCACCCCTCGCACTCGTAGCAGGTCTTCGACCTGACCGCTTGGAAATCCCACTCCCCGTCCTTGTCCACAGCGTCCTCTGGTATCCTAACCTGCTCCCACTTCCAAGGTTGCTTGAACCCACATTCAGGGCACGAGAACGACCACACCCTCTGGTCTGTCGTTAACCAGCACTCGTGCGTATCGTCCTGCACGAACGAACCCTGCGACATAAAGATTCGCTTACCCAGCCAGCCGAACGAGGTCACACGGGCCGAAGCCTCCCCCATATGCCCCTTAGGCCACAACCAAGTTTCGTCCCCCACCAGCCATCGGATAGAGCGTCTCTGGAGGTTCTTTTCGTTGAACGCCCCTAGGCACCAAAAAGTCATATCGTCAGTCTGCACCGTCCCCGATTTCTTGTCCGTCTCGTCCTTGTTCAACTTGGTCAGCACCGCTGGCACATTCTCCCATAGCACTCTCAGACGGGACTGCATCCAGTCGCCTGCGTTCTGGTCGGTGTCGTTTAGGTAGAGCGTAGGGGCTGGTTGGCGGGCTAGGATGTAGCACGATAGCATCTCAGCCATAAGCGACTTGCCAGACTGAATGGGGGCAATAATCTGAACCAGTCTTAACTCTGGGTCGGCACACGCCCTCAACGGCTCTGCGAGCCAAGGCGTTTCCCTGACTCGGAATCCGCTCGGCATCG